AAGCATATTCTTTCAATGTGGCAACGCTGAGATCAATGCCTAAACTGCGTAACGGTCGTACCATCCCGGCAAGTCCTGCTTGAATCTTCTGGTACGCATCGGCTGTATCAATATTATAGAAAGCGGATAAATCACCTGCTAATTCGACCATTTTTACAGCCATTACAGATGAATTATCTGAAGAAATATTCGATGCTTTAAACATTGCATTCAAAGTACCTGCGTACTGTTTAGCAGCACCTTTTGCGATACCGAATTGTTTAATTGCATTGTCTGCCCAATCTTCTATGTATCCGGTCATATTTTTACCGAATACTGATTCTACAATATGGTCAATTTCTGTAATATCGCCGCCTAGCTTCAATGCTTCTTTAGACCAATTAAATACACCTGTTATGCCACGAAAACCAATTACTGTAGCTAAAAGGTTTTTCAAGCTGAAGTGCATTGAATCTACACTACTTTTTGATTTCGATAAATCCTTTATTTTATTTGAAAATGACTGAATTGCATTTACAGCATTAGTGCCTATGTCTTTTGCAATTTTCGCAGTACCAGATAAAATACCTTTGTATGCATCTGCGACTACGATGCCTAATTTCTTAAACAATGATGCAAGCGTTTTTACTGAATCGCCAAATACCTTTAATATTTGATTAGACCGTTTGATTGTGGAATTACCGTTATGTATATTGTTCTTAAACGATTCGATAGATGTACCTGCACGTTTTCCACTCATAGAAATCTGAGCAAGCGCATTTGCAGTTTGTGCTACATTATCTGATATAGTGATATTTGACAAATAATCAAAGAAACTTTGTACTTCAACAGCTAACTGCGGAAATACTTTCACAGTCTCAGATAGTTTTTGAGTGCTGCGTAAGAATGATGAAATTGACTTAAAGATATTGACTGATTCTGGATTAATTTGGCTAATCTTGTCTAACTGTTTAAATAATTCATCCATCGAATTAACATCGAAGTTCTTGCTTTCAGTTGACAACCTAGCGAATGCATTTATAAACGATGTAATACCACCAGTTTTTAAATCAACACTTTGTAAGTTCTGAAGTTGTTTTCTCAGTGTGTCTACATCGCCTGAAACTTGTGAAATATCTTTTATCTGTAATCCTTCAAATGAGTTTTTCAACTCTTGTTTAAGATTAGAAGTATCAACGCCAAGTTTTACATTGATTTTTCCGTAATCCTTTTTTGCAGCTTCATTTATCGCTCTTTCTATTTGAGTAACAAATCTGTTTGGGTCAATTTTTAAATCAAGTGGAATAGTTTTCGCAGATTTTTGCATATTGGATGCAATCGTGCTATTTACTCCATCTATTGCTTTTATATAAGAATCGTTTACAGAATTAAAGACATTTGTTTTAATCTTTGATATTTCATTTGGGTCAAACAATGAAATTGTTTTATTTGCAAGTTCGTCTTTTGCAAAACGAATCTTTTCAAGCAATGCATAAACTTGATCTTCTTCATTTTCAATATCGCGTATATTCATCATGATACCGGGGAAGTTGCTTATCATATCTTCCCAAATGGTATCTATGTTTTTTCCACTTTTTTGATTGAAAAACAGTTGTCTTTCTGTTCTTGATGTACTTTCGTTAAAATTTCTAGTATCTACGGTATCTGTTAATTTGATTTTATTCTGATTAACATAAGCAAGAAAATCTTTATAAACTTCCTTCATCCCTGTAATGGATTCATCGAATGATTCTCTTGCTACTTTTCCGTGTTCAATAATAAATTTAAAAACTTCTTCTGTATCATTTAAATCGCCCATACGGTTTTTATCTACTGCTATGTTTTTACCCATTTGAGCGATCATATTTGTTAATTTATCTGCATCTGCGCCTTTAATGTTATACGTATTAGCTAAATCTTTCGCTATACTATCTGTTATAGTATGAATATCTGACGCAGTTTTTTGAACAGCATATTTAAGCCTTTCCGCTTTATCAAAACCACTAATTTCAAGTGAGAGATTTAATTTCTTATCTTGAAGATTTTTAAGGTCTATTCTGCTGAGTTTATCTAATTGGTCGATTGTTTTTGATAAATCAGGTATTTTTAATCCATCTAATCCGGATAATGCCTTTATTACACTTCTAACATTGCCTACATTATTTCCAATCTTTTTTAATGGAGTGTTTAAACCCATTAAGGACGCGCACAGCCTGTCTATAGACTGTTCAGCCTTTGCGGAACTGGACGCTATTTCTATTTGTAGGCTATCTATAGTCATATCATTATTTTCTGCCATATATACGCCCCCTTGATATACATATAAAAAGACGGTAGTGTTTAACTACCGTCACTCAATGTTTTTGGTACTGAAAACAACTCACGCATATTTTCTGCGAATTGTTCTCTAATTTTATCTTTTTCATTTTCAGTCATATCTTCAGTAACTTCGATATTTATTTGAGGCTCATTTTTTTCAAGTGGTTTCTTAGGATATTTTACTTTCTTTCCGTTTAAAACACTTGATACAGCCAATCTTACATATAGACCGTTAAGCCATGCGGAATATTCAATTTCCTCTGTTTTAATCTTGATTTCACTTTTTTTTCGTGAATCATATTCTCGTATAAATATCTCAATATCATTTGGAGTGCTATGAAAATAATCATGCTTAGACATTCCACGACTAATCGCAGCTTTGTATAAGCGTCCAAGCATCACGCTTCTATAACTTTCATTTGCTTCTTCTTGTGATCCTGCGGTACTTTCTTCGGTTTCTTCTCGTTCGTTCCAATTATACTGCTCAGACCTACTAGATCGAAAAAACCATCTTCACCCATTTGGTCAACGCATGTTGTGAAAAGATCATACCAGTTATCTATACCGCTATTTTCATCACGAAGCAATGAAACGGCAAGTCTTTTAGCAACATTCATATCCGGAACCGTTTTATCTCCATCTGGATGAGAACCATGATGTTCAAGCAAACCTGCATAGAAGCAAACCAATGCTGTGTACGGAATATCTGAAACCCCTGAAAGCATTTGCTTCATGTCATCGCCATTACTGAGATCAATAACCAGTCCTGAAATTTTTTCAATGCATTCATGACAAAGCGATGCTTCAATCGTGAATTCAAGTTTATAATCTTTACCGTTAATAGTCATTGTTTTATACATAAAGTGCGGCCTCCCGTATTTTTAATATATCTCTATCACGTTGTAGAAGATGAAGAATCTGTAGGTTCGACCTTCGTATCCATTTCCTTGTATTCGTCAATAGTGCAAGAAATAGTTGCAACCAGAAGTTCGTTCTGCCCAACATCCGGAAGAGGAACCTTCTCACCCGGCTGTGCTACAACAAAAAATGCTTCATCAAGATTCGGAATGTCAATCTGGAACCATGTCCTTTTACCACTTGCAAGAGCGGTTTTTGCGGCTGTAAGCATTGTTTTATAAATAGCCTTAGTTTCAGTTGTAAGGTTGAAGTCAAAACTCCAATCGCCACCTGTTGACTGCCTACCTGCAATACTACGTTCAGTGCTGTCTTCAAGAGCAGACGCGTCAATAGTTTCAGTATCAAGTTCAATACCTGAAATCTGGTTTACTCTAGGAAGAAGCGTAAATGTAGCAGGTTTCTGCCCAGCAGTGGTTTCAATTCCATAACTCAGTCGTACTCCGAGTGTACTAACACCTGCAATCGTAACTGCCATATTAGTTTTCCTTTCTCCCCTAATTATTTGGGGTAAGCGATTACTGCTTATTAGTAATCGGTTAAATATTTACTATATTTATTATATTTAAAAAGCGATTATCAAATTAACTCTATGTTATTAGTATATACAAATAATTATTTTATTTCCCGAACGAGTAGTAAGATACTTACCACTTCTTGTTGTAATATAACTCTTAATTGAACTATCACGTGGAACAATTTTTACATCCATTTCCTCATATTCATCAATACTACAAGAAATTGATGCTACAAGAAGTTCATTTTGTCCAACATCAGGGAAAGGTGTTTTCGTACCCGGTTGTGCGACAACGAAAAATGATTCATCAAGGTTGGAAATACTGATCTGAAACCACGTTCTCATTCCAGAAGTAAGTGCTGTCTTAGATGTATTAAGCAATGCTTTGTAAATTGGTTTTGTCTCAGATGTAAAGTTAAAGTCAAAACCCCATTTTCCACCTGTTGACTGTTTGCCTGAAATACTACGTTCTGCACCATCTTCAAGGGCAGAACCGTCAATAGCTTCTGTATCAAGTCCGATGCCATA